CTTTAGTAAAGGCGATAGTTGGCTCGGTGACGCAGAAAAACCACTTAGCTTGGACTACAGCTCAATAGAAGAGCCACCACTACACCCTAATTGTAAATGTTCTGTCGTACCAGTATTAAAAGATGTGCGCGAGCTAGACTTTGACACAGATATAGCTAAATTACGCAAAGAACTTGCCAAAAACAAGAAATACACCAAAGAGTTAGAAAAAATATTGGAAATAGATGATGAACAAACTAAAACTAGCAAAAGCAAGACAAAACAAGCTAAATAAAGAAAAGTTAGCTAAAGAGAAAGCTGACAAAGCTTTAATTGATAGCATATTGCAGTTTCAAGATAAAACTGTCGAGAAGTTGCATGATGAGCTTAGTGTTGTCTATGATGACTTCAAAGAGCTATTAGCAAGAGTAGATAGCAAAGATTATCAGCAAAACTTAGACGCTATTAACAATAGTCTAGTTAGCTTAATACAGAAGTTTGAGGCAGGTGTTAATGTCAACAATATAAAAGAAGTTGAGAACAAGACTGATTTAATTGTTAAAAACTTTAGAGATATGCCTAAAAGTTTTAAGGTCACTAACTTAAAAGATATTAAGCTTGACACTAAAGGCTTGGCTACAGATAAGGCAATTAAAGAGCTAGAGGGTGGGTTAGCTAATATTGCTAACCAGCTAGGGCAGTTAGATGAGTTATTACAGCCAGCTCAATTACCAGAGAACTTTGTACCATTTAGACGAGTAGTAAAGGTTGGTAATAGATTACAGTTCGATGATAGCAGTTGGTCAGGCGCAAGTGGTGGTGGTGGAAGCTCAAGCACAGGCTTAACTGACGCAGAACTTCGCGCTACACCCGTGCCGGTAAGTATGAGTAGTGATATCGAAATTGGTGCAGTTGAATTAAAAAACGGTACTGACGACACCAGAGCAACTGTTACTGCCGGTAATGCCTTAAAGGTGGACGGAAGCGCAGTTACTCAACCAATATCAGGTACTGTTACAGCAACACCAACAGGCACACAAAATGTAGATGTTACTGCTAATACCATAGGGTTAGCTACAAGTGCTAATCAAACTAATGGTAACCAAATTGCAGTTGCTAAAGGCGATGTAGCCTCAGGGTCGGCAGATAGTGGCAACCCTGTAAAAGTGGGTGCAAAGTATAATGCAACTCAACCGACATTCACAGACGGACAAAGAGCTGATATACAAGTTGACAGCAGGGGAAATCTGCGAATGGGTCTGTATGCAAATAATACACAGACAACAGCTTCATTTAAGGCAGATAATGCTGACGCTGACGCCACAAGTGCTACTGCAAACAAACTAGGGGTAATGAGTAGAAATACTGTATACAACGGGACTACTTGGGACAGACAACTTGGTGACGCCACCAACGGAACACTTGTAAATCTTGGTGCAAATAATGATGTAACAGTAACTTCAGGTGCAATTACCGAAACTAATAGTGCAGCCATTAAAACAGCAGTTGAAACTATCGATAACGCTATAGCTGGCAATGAAATGCAAGTTGATGTTATTACTATGCCAACTGTTACGACTACTGAAGCAGTACCTGCAACAATATATAATGGCAAAAAGACTGTAGCTACTGCTGGCACTAGAGTAACTTTGGCAGCCTCTCAAGCAGTTAAATCAGTAACTATAAAAGCACTATCAACCAATACAGGACTTATTTATGTGGGCGATACTTCTGTAGCTTCAACTAATGGCTTTCAATTAAGTGCTGGCGAAACTATCAGTATGGATATAGCTAACCTCAACACAGTTAATCTTGACAGTGCAGTATCTGGTGAGGGCGTAACCTACATTGGAGTGAACTAATGACTAAGACACAGGCAACAGCACTCAAACCACAAGGCTACTCGGTATTTGTATTCAACTCCTCTGGCACACAATCTGGCAATAGGTTTAATTCGTGGTCAGATTTGATGACTGCTATCACTAAACAATCAGGCAGCAAGCTAATTATATTTGAAGCAGACTATACTGTTCCTGCTGGAACTTATAATTTAGATGATGTTACATTAAAAGGAAATGGGCTTGAATATACTTCTGGTGGTTACACATTGACCTTTGGCGATAACACTACAATATCTAGTTGGGTTAATAGAAAAGTTAGCGATTTACGAATATTATCAACTTCTACAACTGGTAATATTGTGACCGATAGTGTTCCTGTCGTAAATAATTTTGAAGCGTTATCACATTGCCACTCTACAGCATACCCATTTTTTAAGTTCACTGGCTCTGGACAATATATAATAGCCTTAAACAATAATGCTCGCTGGACAAAATTAAGTGGTGGAGTTGAAAATGTTGATGTAACTTCATCGGCTTTTGCTTGTCAGCTTATTCTCTCTAGAGGTAAAGGCTCTGCACCAATAGCCAATACTTTCAAGAGTACCAACACAGTTATATTTGTAGATGTATTAGCTGATGCCGCACAAGACGCAACAAATTATCCGTTAACTAATTCTGGATTAACTTCTTTTGGCGTTAATGTTAATCAGGTTTACTCAACCACACAGAACCATATACCAGTAGCTAAAACAGCAGATTTTAATTATACTCGTGCAGCCGAAGTTTACGGGGTTAGTGCCTCTGTAGCTGCACGAACAGGCTCTCTACCAGCAGCTACTGGTTCGGGCGTGACATATACAACTATTAAAACAGACAATTCTGCTAATACTGTTACAGTAGATGCCGATGGCACAGACACTATCAATAGTGCTGTTGCTTGGGGTGCTGGTAATTTCGTATTAAATGCACAGGGCAACTCAGTAACTGTAGTAGATTATGCTTCTGGCTCTTGGTTTGTAACAGCTTATCAATAAGGAGAATTATGGATATTTCAAAACTATTACCAGAACATCAGAATATTATGCAAGACTTTATAAGCGACAAGTTTGGTGTTGGCTATACTGAAGAATACAAGCAGAAAATGTATAACATATACTTGGCTTTAGCTGACATACCTAAAAAAGACTGGGGCAAGCAAAGCACATTAGATAAAGTACAAGTTATTGACGAGAGATGAAAAATACTCTGTAATTAAAACATAGGAGTTATAGATGAACGAAACTTTATTTACTAAAGCTGAAATAGAACGAAGCGAAAAAGGCATGACTGCAATAGCCTCTACATCTGTTGTTGATAGACAGGGTGAAGTTGTAGCAGTAAGTGGTTGGGATTTAAGAAACTTTAAGAAAAACCCTGTACTGTTGTGGTCACATAACCACGATGAGGTTGCAATTGGCAAAGCTAAGGGCATAAAAGTTGTTGGTACTGGTAAAAGCGCACAGTTAGTTTTTCAACCGGTATTTCACGACAAAACCCCATTAGCTGCTGCTATTAAGTCACTATTCGAGGGCGATGATACGATTGAGCCGGTGCTTAATTCTTTCTCGGTTGGTTTTAGACCGATTGATGTTGATGGTAATACTTACATCAAACAAGAGCTATTAGAGATTAGTGCTGTTAATGTACCAGCTAACCCAGAGGCTCGCGTTATGGCTTATAAATCACTTAAAAAAGCTGGTGTTAAGGCCGATGTGATTAAACAGGTTGGTGTAGATATTAAACAGGCTAGAATTGATGAGTTAGAGAATAAAGTTAAATCGCTTAACGAGCGATTAGATAATTTGACGAAAGGCAGCAAGCCCCAAGTCACAGGTCGAAAAGCTGAAGTCGAAACGACTATTAGTGCATTGAAAGTAATACAGCGTGCAAACGAAAAGTTACTTACAAAGTCTAATGCTAGTAAAACGACACAGGCAAAAATAGTTAAGACAGCAACCGAAAGGTTACTATCTAACTACAAAAAACAATTAAAAGGAAATTAAATTGTTATGGGAAAAATTAAAGAACTTCAAGAAAAAGTTGCTAAAGGCGTAGCTACTGAAGAAGAAGTTAAAGAGCTAGATGAACTTAAAGCTGAAGCTATCGAAGTTACTGAAAAAAGTGCTGAAGTTGACGCTGAAGTTGACAAACTTGCTGACCAATTGGTTGACAAGGTTGAAAGCAAAATGGGTTCTAAGCTTGATGATGTTCTAAAAGCTATCGAAAAAGGCAACAAAGTTAAAGAAGAAGAAAAATCTGTTAAATTTATTGTAAACAAATCTCTAGGCAAAGTATCTGTTGACGAACTAGCCGAAAAGAAAGTTACTATTGCAGGTCGTAAAGAAGCTGGTAAGAAAGTTACCGAAGTTTCAATGAAATCAGTTGAATTTGTTGACGCGCTTATGACCGGTAATAAAGAAAAGTTACAGTTGCTAACAGAGGGAACTGCTGCTGCTGGTGGTTACTTAGTACCAGAAGACTTTGCTAATATGATTGTTGAAGATATACGCGACCAAAGTGTTATGCGTGCATTAGCTCAATCAATGACAATCTCAACTGATACTCTACACCTACCTACCTTAGAAGCACGACCAAAAGCTGCATGGCGTAGTGAAGCTGCTGTTAAAGCTACTTCAACTGCAACATTCAACGAATTAACATTTACCCCTTACTCACAAGCTGTAATCGTAGGTCTTTCGCAAGAATTAGCTGCTGACGCAAGCTTAGGTGTATCTGGTAGCATAGTAAACTATGTTGGTGGTTTAATGGCTCAAGCACTTCGTGAAAATGAAGAAAAAGCTTTCTGGACTGGTAACGGCTCAGGTAAACCAACCGGTGTTAATAACTACTCACTTGCAGGTCGTGACGCTGGTGGTACTGACAGCTCACTTGCTGACGCTATTAAGAAAACCTACTGGGATTTACCACAAGGTTATCGAAATGGTGCAGTATGGGTTGGTCACCAACAAGCATGGGCTAGAGTAAACTCTATGAAGAATAGTCAAAATGACTACTTGCTAACTATGGTTGCAGATGGTCCGACTACTCGATTGGGTGGAAGCCCTGTTTACGAACAAAACGACCTACCTACTGACATACTTTTGTTTGGTAACTTTAGTTACTATCAAATTGTTGACAGACAAGGTATTACTGTTGACTTCTCAACCGAAGCCACAGTTGCTGGTTCAAGTGCTTTCGAAAAGAACTTAGTATATGTTCGATGTGAAAGCCGCGTTGACGGTGAGCTTACGCTTACTAACGCTGTTCGCAAAATCTCTGGACTTAACTAGTCAACTTAGAGCGTTTTGGGGTAGCGTAAACCCCAACTAGAAATAATAAGGAGTATAATGCAAATTAAAATCTTGCGAGATTATAAGCAGTATAAAAAGGGTGAACTTGTCAACATTGCTAAAGACAAGGGTACTTTGCTTATAAAAAAAGGATTTGCAATTGCTCATAAAATGATGGGTAGAGGTATAACTAAATGACAAATATACTTACTTACGCATTAACTACTGTTGCAGATGTTAAAGAAACTTTAGGCATAGCTAGTAGTAATACAACTAAAGATAATTTAATAACTCGCAAGATAAACCAAGCAACTGAAATGATAGAAGGTTACTGTAACAGACGCTTTAAAGAACAAACCAATGTAGTTGAATACTATGACGGTGGTGATAGTGGTAGTTTATTGTTAAGAGGTCGCCCAATAACCAACACAACAACTTTTTTGCTAGAATCTCGCGATACTTCATTAAATGATAACGATTTTAGCAGTATTAACGCTGAAAATTATTTCGTAGATAACGCCGCAGGGGTAGTAGATGGCTTGTCTTCCTTTTCGGGTCGCTGGGATAGATACCGCGTAACCTATTCTTATGGGTATTCTACAATTCCAAGTGACTTAGCCGAAGCGTGCGCTACCCTCGCAGCTTACCTAGTTAGTAATGACGCTAGTAGTGTAGCTGGTGTATCTGGCAAAAAAGAGGGTACTAGAGAAATAAGATACTCAAACAACAAAGGTGGTTACGATAGTAATAACCTAATTACCCAACTTGGCTTACAGGTAACACTAGATAGGTATGCTGAAACAGTAATTAGTGGGCAGAGATAATGTTTTTTGAAAGCCACGAGATAACTATTCGCAGATTGCGTAGAACTTCTGGCTACTCTAGCAATTACTCGGCAACTTATACGGCCTATAACGCAGATATACAGCCAGCCGATGTTGATAGAGTTGGTATGGTAGATGGTGGTCGTATCGGTACAGTTTATGAAGCTTGGGTTGATGTATCGGTAGATGTAAAAGAAGCTGACCAGATAGTAGCTAATGGTGTAACCTTTTCGGTACGCGCAGTTAATTATTATCATGGTGCGAGCTTACTTGACCACAAACATTTAATATTAGTAGCCCAAACGAGTAACAACTAATGCAAGTTAATGTCAAAATAACCAATTTAGATGAGATTAGAAGCGCTTTTAGCAAAGCACCGATAGAGATGACCAAAGAGTTAAACAAAGCTATCAGAACCTCTATAATCGCTATTGAGGGGCAGTCTAAACTCAACTCGCCTGTGCTTACTGGGCGCTTGCGTGCCTCACACGCTAGTTTGTTTAGTAATTTGCGTGGTGAAACTGGGCCGAATACTAACTATGCTATAAATACTAACTATGCTATATTTGTACATGAGGGTACGCGTTACATGAAAGCTAGACCATTCTTATTAGAAGCAGTCAAGACCCAAGAGAATAAGATTGAGCAAAACTTCAAAGACGCAGTACAAAATGTATT